TAGTATCAATAACAGTAATTAACGGTGGAATAGGTTATGTTCAAGAAACTACATCAATTTCGATAGTTGCTTCTGGAACAGGTGCTATTTTAGAGGCAAACGTAAGATCTTTAGAAATTAATCAACAGTTTGAAAAACAAAGTGAGGTTTTAGTTGAAACACTAAATGATCTAAAATATGCCTTTGTTGGATACTCAACTTCTATTTTTTCAACAAATTATGGTGATACTGGACTAGCACACTCACCAATTATTGGATGGGCATATGATGGAAATCCAATTTATGGTCCTTATGGATTCTCGGATCCTGAAAATATTGCTTCTCCAATAACTTTGATGAATAGTGGATATTCACTTCAAACTTCATCAGTTATTGATAGACCTTCTGCATATGCGGCAGGATATTTCATTGAGGATCATCAATTTACAAGCACAGGAACTCTTGATATCCATAATGGAAGAATATGTAAAACTCCAGAATTTCCAAAAGGAACATACGCATATTTCGTGGGAGTTTCAACAGATCCGTCAACTAATACTTTAATACCACAGTACCCATATTTTATTGGTAATACTTATAGATCTCAATATGTTGATGATAACACCACATTAGATCAATCATTTGATTTTAATAATTCCAATCTGGTTAGAAATACTTTAGGTTATAAAGTTAATGATCCATACGCAAATAATGATTTCTTTGTAGAATCTAACGAAATCATAAAACAGTTATCAATTGTTGAATCTGTAACTAAAGGTGGAATTACAGGATTTGAAGTTTTAAATCAAGGAAGTGGATATAAAGTAGGTGACAACTTACACTTCAATGATGAAGGAACTAACGGTGGAGGATTAACTGCAGATGTTGAATCAATTACAGGAAAAGAGATTATTAACATCAATACTTCTGTAGAAACATTTAATAATACAGTATTTACTTGGAAAGATTCAAGTACAGTTCTTGCAACTATTTCACCAAAACATACATTTTTAGATAATGATAACATCTCTATTTCTGGACTATCAAGTTCAATAACTTATCTGAATAAAGTTCATAAAGTTGGAGTTACTACGGAGAAGTGTATCTTATTCAAAAATATGCCAGTTGCGGGCATATCCACAGTTGAAGACATTTATGTTTCAAGAATTCCAGCATCTGTATCGATAGGAAGTAGTTTAACTATCGGAGCAGAAACTGTATCAGTTCTGAATAGATTTGATGTTAATTCAATCATCAGGGTTAAGAGAAGTTCTGGAACTGCTCATACTGCAACAACAGAAGTAAATGTGTTACCTGATACATTTACAATACCAGTAAATGTAGGTTATTTTGATTCTAAAGTTAATAATATTGCTTATTTCAACCCTAAGCAATCGGTTGGTGTGGGAACAACTGCTGGTGTTAGTATATCTACGTCATTTACAGTTGGAGAAATTAATAAAATAATTTCAATTCCAACTCAATCAATTTATCTTCCCAACCATCCGTTTAAGACTGGTGATCAACTAACATTAACAAAACTTTCTTCGGCAACAGCACTGATTGTTTCACAGCAACCCGCAAGTTCAACATTTAATTTGCCACAAACAGGTAATACAGAAACAGTTTACGCAATCAATAAATCAAAAGATTATATTGGTTTAACTACCTCTGTAGGATTAACTACAAACACAGATGGTCTATATTTCTCCAGTAACGGATCAAATGATTATGAATATTCTTTAAGAACAAATTATACTCAAGTAACTGGAAAATCAGAAAAAGTTACTGCCGTAGTTTCGGTCTCAACTGCACACTCCTTGGTAAATGGAGATATAATTACACTTGAGGTAAAACCAAATACGACCGTTGGATTTGGAACAACAAATGTAGTTAATCTTAAATATAATTCTAAAATTGATAAAATCGTCTTCAATCCAATTGGATTTACTTCAGCAGGTATCAATACTTCTAACAGTACTATTTCTATTGGTGCTTCACACCTCAATACTGGAGATAAAGTATTCTATAATTCTACAGATTTAATTGCAAGTGGTTTGACAACCTCGACATATTTTGTATATAAAATTGATGATAGTACAATTAAACTTGCAGAAACTCGTAAAGATATAGAAGGACCATTCCCCAGAACTGTTTCAATTACAAGTATTGGTGGAACTCAACATCAACTTGAAATTATTAATCCACCAATCAAAGTTCAAAATAATTCGGATCTAAAATTCGACTTATCTGATTCATCACTATCTGGTTATAAGTTAAAACTATTTTTTGATGACGAATTTAATAATGAATTTGTTTCAGTTGCAAATACCACAACTTTTAATATAATTGGCGTTGGAACGGTTGGTGTAGGAACTACTGCTTCACTAACACTAAAACATTCAGATGGTCTTCCACTTAATCTATTCTATGCAGTAGAAAAATCTGGATTTATTAGCACAGCGGATAAAGAAGTTAAAAACTACTCTAAGATTAGTTTTGTAGATAACGAATATAACGGAACTTATAGTATTTTTGGAGTTGGTTCTACCACTTTCTCAATTTCCTTATCAAAAGTTCCACAAGAAACTTATTTGTCATCTTCAAATACTGATGTTCTAGAGTATTCCACAACATCTGTTACGGCAACTGGTGGAATTAAAAAAGTAAGAAATATTTTTGGTGGATATAACTATAAATCTCTTCCAGGATTTTCATCTGTTACAACTGCTAGTGGTCAAAATGCTAATATTGTTCCACTAAGCGATCAAATTGGTAAAATAAACAAAGTTAGAATTTTAGAACAGGGATTTGAGTATCCTTCAGATAAAACTTTGAGACCTGATGCTTATGTATCTCCAACATATTATATTTCAAACTCAAATACAATTAATTCAGTAACTGTTCTTAGTGGCGGTAAAAATTATTCAACTCCACCAAATCTTATAATTGTAGATCCAGAGACAAATCAAATTGTAAATAACGATTCCTTAACTTGTAATTTGAGTGGAACATCAATTGGTTCTGTAAACGTAATATATCCACCTAAAGGGTTATCATCTTCGCAACAAAATATTGTTGCTATAAACAATAGCAACGGCATAGGAATCAATACAATACTCACATCTCCATCTGGAATTGTAACTTGTTTCCTCACCACACCATTAACTGGTTTCACTACTGCAGTGTTTGCTGCTGGTGATCAAATTTTTGTAGAAAATATCGAAAAGAACGATCCTTCAGGAACTGGATTTAATTCTGCTGATTATGGATACAGATTCTTTACAGTAACTAATTTTACAAATACAAATCCAGCTAAACTTGAATATAATGTTGTTGGGTTAACAACAAACGCTGGTATAGCAAAAACTTCTCAAAACAGTTATGCTTTTATCGTTAATAGAAATAACTATCCAATTTTTGAACCAGTACAAGGATTCTCAACTTTCTCAATAGATGAAACAATTCTTGTTAAGTCATCTACTGGAACTCAATTTGTTGAAAGAGATTTAGCAGTTCAAATTTCTGAAAGAGATTATGTGAAATTTATAGGAACTTATACTCAAATAAAAATAGGTGATACTTTAAAGGGTAAAAAGTCAGGGGTAATTGCAACAGTCTCAGATATTGACGATAGACAAGGAAAATTTAAAGTTGATTATTTTGTTAGAAAAGATAACGGATGGTTGACTGAAACAGGTAAGTTAAGTGAGTTGTCTCAAGTTTCGTCTGATAATGACTATTATCAAAATATGTCTTACTCAATTAAGAGTACTATTCAGTATGATGAAATAGTCAATTCAGTCAATAGACTTCTTCATCCAACTGGAATGAAGAATTTTTCAGATACTCAAATTAATTCTAGAGCAAATAGAGTATCAATAGCCTCTTCGACAAATGATATTATCGTTTTAGACGTAATTAATGAAAAGCGAGTTGATACAATCAACAACTTTGATTTGACACTAGATGTTGATACTTTAGCATCTAGATCTAAATTTATCAAGTTTAAGAATAAAAAACTAACTGATTATGTAAAATGTACCACAAACAGAGTACTGCTAGTTGATGATATAAGTTCAAGTTTCCAAAACAATAATTCAAGTCTGAATAATTACACATATCTTGATTTTATTGAAGGTAGTTTTTCAAAATACATTTATCAAATTACTGATATTAATTCTTCAGCAAAACAAGTTGGCGAAGTTGTCGCCCTTTATACAAATGATAATGTGTATAGTCTCACAAAATCTCTGATTACTAGTGGATTAAGTACTTCAACAACACAAACAGTTATTGGTGAAGTTGTTGCAGACAAAGATTCATTTGATATTCCTTCGCTGAGATTTATTCCTGTTGATCCATATGATGATGATTATGATATCAAAGTAATAAAAACAGAATTTAATTCAGATTTATCTGGAATCGGAACTCAATCAATTGGATTTGTAAATCTAGTTGGAGTTAATACTTCAGTTGGGGTTGGAACTACTGTCACAGTATTTTCCACATCTTCTTCTACAAATAGAGGAATTTTTGCCAATATTCAAGTAATTAACAAAGCAACATTGGAGATGAATTATATTGAGTTGTATGTTGATCATGACGGAACAGATACCTTCACCTCAGAATATTATTTTGATACAAGTTCAGGATTGACAACAAGCCATATTGGAATTTTCCAACCAACTATAAGTTCTGGATCTATCAGATTAAATTATTTCAACAATTCTTCAAATGAAATTTCAATTAGAAGTAAGATTGTTGGTTTTGGAACAACTGCCGTTGGAGTTGGAACTTATAGATTCTTAAGTCCTGGTCAAATTGCAGGAAATGAAAGAAGTGCATATTATCAATCAAATTACAATGTTTCTTCTGGAAGCACATCTGTAATTGGTGTAAGCACTGAAAATATTTCTGCAATTAAGTCTACTGTTAAAGTCTCTTATGGAAATACCAGTTCTCTACATCAAATTGTGATGGCATACGATGGTACAGATACTGTTGTTTCCCAATATCCTTTCTTATCTATTGGTAGCACTAATGGAATTGGTACATTTAGTGGAAGTATTTCTGGATCAAATCTAATTCTATCATTCCATCCTGATTCATATACTGGAAGTGCTAATGTTTTAGTTCAGAGTTTCAATGAAATTTTATATGCAGATAATGATAATGATAATGAAGCGCCTAATTTAGATTATGGTACTATAACCGAATCGATTAAATTGTCACAATATAGTGGATTAAACGGGACAAGAGTTAATAAAAAATCTTTTGTTCTTAAGTATGAAGGGGTTCCTATTTTCAGTAAAACATTCAATCCTTCTTCTTCTACGGTTCTTAATCCATCTACAGGAATTTTCCAAATTGACAATCACTTCTTTAGTAACGGTGAAAAATTAACTTATGCACCTAATTCCACTTTAATAGGAGTTGGAGCGACTTCTGTTGGAATTGGTTCCACAGCAACATCAGTTGTAGGTGGCGTTGGTATTGGCACCACCAATATTTTACCATCTACCGTTTATCTAATTAAGATTGATAACAATAGTTTCAAACTTGCAACAACTCCAGAATATGCTACTGCAGGAATAGGAGTTACATTTACTTCAGTTGGTGGAGGAAACGCCCACACATTGACAATGAGTAAGAGAAATGAAAAAGCAATCATTACTCTTGATGGTGTAATTCAAAAACCATTAACATTTACTCCTCTAAGTTATAATCTTGCAAATAATGGTGGGCAGATTGGTACAGCATCTTCAATATTTGCTTTATCTGGAATTTCTTCAATCAAACCAAGAGATATTATTAAAATTAATAACGAATATATGGATGTTGTTTCTGTTGGTATTGGAACTACATTCACTGGACCAATTTCCGGAATAGGAACGTTTAGTTTGGTTTCCGTGTCCAGATCTGCTGTTGGTTCGTCTTCAACCGTACACGCTGATGGATCATCTGCAAGAGTTTACAGAGGATCATACAATATTGAAAATAGCACAATATACTTTACCGATGCACCTTATGGAAATTCTGGTATAAGTAAAAATCCAAGCACACAATTACCTTATGCAAGATCAACTTTTGACGGTAGAGTTTATCTAAGACAGAATTATTCGACAAATTACATTTATGATGATATTTCAGATACATTTAGTGGTATTGGTAGAACATATAGTTTAACTGTTCAAGGTATTAGTACCAGTGGAATAAACACGACCGCAGTTCTTTTAATTAATGATATTTTTCAGACCCCAACAACACAAAATAATGTTGGAAATAATTATGAAATTATACCTCATCCTTCTTCTGGTGTATCTACAGTAAGTTTTACTGGAATAACTTCAACAAATAATCAAATAATTATCTCTGATTATGATGTAAATCAAAATCAAATCCCAAGAGGTGGAGTCATTGTTTCTCTTGGTTCCACAAATGGATTGGGATTTGCACCATTAGTAGGTGCTTCTGTAACAGCAGTTGTTGGTGCTGGGGGTAGTATTGTTTCTGTTGGTTTGGGAACGACTGATAGAGTTGGTTCTGGATATTATGGAACAGTTTCAATTGGTCTGAGTGAAACATCACATTCAGTAGGACTTGGTTCAACTGCCGTAATTATTGCAACAGTTGGAGCTGGTGGAACACTAGCATTTACCGTTAGTTATGGTGGAACTGGATATACAAATCCTAAATTGATAATACCAGAACCAAAATATTCAGATTTACAAGTTACTGGTGTTTCTAGATTTGGTGTTGGTGCAACATCGGATACTGGGTCTGGTCTACTGATATCACTAGATGTTGGTGCTTCTTCAACAACTGGAATTGGTTCTACTTTATTTGAAGTTAAGTCATTTAAGATAACAAGACCTGGATATGGATTTAGAATTGGAGACGTATTCAAACCAGTTGGTCTAGTAACAGCAAAAGGATTAGCATCACCTTTAGCAGATTTTGAATTAACGGTTCTTGATATTTTCACAGATTCTTTCGCTGCCTGGCAGTTTGGAGATTTAGACTTTATTGATCCAATTACATCCTTGCAAGATGGATCTAGAAAGAGATTCCCTCTCTATTACAACGCTCAGTTACTTTCTTTTGAAATAGATCCACTCGATCCAGACTCAGTAAATATTGATTTGAATTCTGTTCTTTTAGTGTTTAGAAACGGTGTACTTCAAAAACCAGGTGATGCTTATGAATATGATGGGGGAACATCTATCCTATTCTCTGAGGCACCAAGATCTGAGGACAGCATAGCAATTTTCTTCTACAGAGGAACAACTGGAGTTGATACTCAACAAGTAAATATAACTGAAACAATTAAAATTGGTGATGATGTTCAGATTTTCCAAAACGATAATTACCCCGAAACCATAACTCAAGATAGTAGAAGAGTTGATGATATTTCTGGATCGGATAGAATTGAAACTAATATTTACTCGGGTGCAGGAATAGATACTAACAATTATAAACCTCTATATTGGACAAAACAAAAAGTTGATAAGATTATTAACGGAGATTTAGTTTATAAGAGTAGAGATTCTATTGAAGGGCAAATTTACCCTACAGCAAAAGTCATCAAGAATGTTTCTCCATCCGATACTGAAATTTTTGTTGATGATGTTCAATTATTTGACTACGAACAAGACGTAAGTAGTATAGCAATTGCTGGATTTAGTGTGCTTCTTGTTCAAGATGCTGGATTAGTTTCTGCAGGAGTTACAGCAACAGTATCTGCTGCTGGAACGATATCAGCACTAACAATTACTAATTCTGGTGCTGGTTATACTGGAACAGTAAATATTAAAATAGGAGCTCCAAAAACAATTGGAGTTGGTGTTGGCACAACTGCAACAGCAACTGTTTCCATCTCCAATGGTTCAATTTCTTCTCCTGTTATAGTTAATCCTGGATTTGGATATAATCAATCAACACCTCCAAGTGTAATTGTCGAGTCTCCTTCACCCAAAATTGAAACCATAACAAATATTAGTAGTTCTGAAATTATGGGATTCTCTGGAATTATAACAGGAATCACTACCTCTACAGGAACTGGAGGTCATCCATTAGGACTTAAGTTGTTCCTTAATTCTACAGCATCCGCTTCTCCTTTTGCTAATTTATCTGTGGGATATCCAATACTTGTGTTTGAAACTGGTGTTGGATCTGGTGTAACTTCTGTTGACGGTGGAAATGCATCTGTTGTTGGAATTGGAACTACTTTCCTTGATAACATTTACTATGTACATTCCATATCAGCATCTGGACAAAACGCTCAGGTAGTTACTAACATTCATTCTGGAACTTCTGTAGTTGGATTAGCAACGACTGCAGTTTCTTCCGCATCTCCTGTTGGTAAATTCTCTTGGGGAAGATTATTTGACGTTTCCAGATCCTCTTCTCCAGTTTCAATTGGAGTTACTGGATTGACTATTGATTCTGGTCTTTCCACGTTCCCAACCATTCAAAGAAGAGGTTATGGATTACGTGACAGAGGACCATTGAAGAAAACCTTTGGATGATAATATAAATATAGAAAAAAACTATAAATATGTCCTCAATTGTAACAGATCAGTTTAGAATACTAAATGCTGAAAATTTTGTTGAATCTGTTGAGAACACCTCTAATTCATACTATGTGTTTGTTGGACTACCCAATGCTTCTCAGGTAGGATTTGGTAGAACTTCTAACTGGAATACCACTGTTCCGAACCCAACTGATAATTTTACGTATCTGTCACACACGGGTGATGTATCTTTATATGGTAAGAAAATATCTTCCTCAACTGTTCGTAGAATTATTCGTAGAATAGACTGGGCAAGAGGTACAAAATATGAAATGTATAGACATGATTATTCATTAACTTCACCATCACCTTTAACTGCATCTTCAAGATTGTATGATGCAAATTATTATGTTATGAATAGTCAATATAAAGTTTATATTTGTATTGATAATGGTTCTTCCGGAATTAACACTTCAGGAAATGCTTCTCAAGATGAACCAACTTTTACCGATTTGGAACCATCAAAAGCAGGAGATAGTGGAGATGGTTATGTATGGAAGTATTTGTATACCGTCAATCCAAGTGACATTGTAAAATTTGATTCTACAGAATATATTACTTTGCCCGGAGATTGGGATACATCTACAGATCCTCAAATTCAATCTGTAAGAGAAAATGGTGATTCATCAATAAATGAAAATCAAATTAAAAAAGTTTATATTGAAAGACAAGGTTCAAATTACTCAAATGGTGTAGGTCAAGAAGTAAATATTTTGGGTGATGGAACTGGAGGAAAAGTTCTTATTGATGTAGTTAATGGCAAAATTACCAACGCTACAGTTTCCTCTGGAGGTAAAGATTATACTTATGGGATGGTAGATTTGGGTTCTATAAACTCTAATTCTTCCTCAGATTTTGCAAAGTTAATTCCAATTATACCACCTTCCAAAGGTCATGGATTTGATATTTACAAAGAACTTGGTGCTGATAAGGTTTTAGTTTATGCAAGATTTGATGATTCTACCAGGGATTTTCCAACAGACACTAAATTTGCTCAAGTTGGGGTTGTTAAAAATCCAACTTCCATAGGTTCCACGACAATATTTGCTGGAAGTCAATATTCTTCCACATATGCTTTAAAATTTTCATCCACTTCTGGAACTCCAGCAGTTGGTGATAAAATTCAACAAGCAGTCACCGGTGGAATTGCATATGGATGGGTATCGTCATATGATAGTGAAACCAAGATTATGAAATATGTTCAAGATCGTTCACTATATTTTAACCAAACTACTCTAGATCAAAAAGATTATATTGGAGTTTCAACTTCTTCAAAAGTTTTAGATTTTGAATCATCTGCAACTCAAATTACCGCTTCTCCAAGTGGGTTTAGTGCATCAATTGACACTAATTTTACTGGTATAAGTACAAATCCAACCGGAAATAAGGTAATCAATCTAGGCGTCAATTTCACTTCTGGTCTTGCTTCTCCTGAGATAAATAAAGGGTCAGGCGATATAATTTACTTGGACAACCGACCAATAATTAGTAGAAATAGTCGCCAAAAAGAAGATATTAAAATCATACTGGAATTCTAAAGATGTCCCAAAAAACAGACTTAAATATTAGTCCTTACTTTGATGATTTTGATGCAGATAAGAACTTTTATAAAGTTCTGTTTAAACCTGGATATCCAGTTCAAGCAAGAGAGCTAACGACACTTCAGTCAATACTCCAAAATCAAATAGAATCTTTTGGTAGCCATATTTTTAAAGAAGGATCTATGGTTATCCCTGGATCTGTTACCTATGACAGTGAGTATTTTTCTTTAAAGATTCAAGAAACTCATTTAGGAGTGGACATAACTGCTTATTTAAAAGAATTGATTGGTAAGCGGTTAGAGGGACAAACTTCCGGAGTTGTTGCTGTAGTTAATAACTATAGTATTCCCCCCAGTAATGACGTTGATGAGATTACTCTCTATATTAAATATGTTTCTTCTGGAACTGATTTTCAAAGAACTACGTTCCTAGAAGATGAAAATCTAGTTATTAACGAAAATATAACATATAACAATGGGGCAACAGTAATTAATTCTGGAGATACTGTTGCAACAGTTCTTGGAACAAATCCAAATGCCATTGGTTCGGCAGTTGGAATTACTCCAGGCGTTTATTTTATGAGAGGATCTTTTGTATCTGTTGGTGTGTCCACAGTTATTTTAGATCCTTATGCAAATAATGGTTCTTATAGAGTTGGACTAAGTGTTTTTGAAGAAATTGTAACTTCAGATGATGATGAAAGTTTAAACGATAATGCACGTGGATTTTCTAACTATGCTGCACCTGGAGCTGACCGATTTAAAATAAGTGCCATTTTATCTAAGAAAGATATTGATGATTTAGATGATAAAGATTTTATTGAGTTAATTAGAATTAAAAACGGAGAAATTAGAAAACTTCAAGACAAGTCTACTTATTCTATTATTAAAGATTATTTTGCTAAGAGAACTTATGATGAGTCTGGAGACTATGCAGTAACTCCTTTCACAGTTGATGTTTTAAATTCCCTAAATGATAGAATTTCAAATGAAGGAATATATTTACCTTCAGAAAAAACAGATCAAGGAGGAACTCCTTCAGATGATTTAATGTGTGTCAAAATTTCTCCAGGAACTGCATATGTTCGTGGATTTGATTTTGACTATGCAGGAAGTACAATTATTGATGTAGATAAACCAAGAGATACTCAAACTGTATCTACGTCTTTAGTTCCCTTTGAAATGGGCAATCTTTTGAGAATTAATAACGTAAGTGGAACTCCGTTTGTTGGAATTAACTCAGCTCTGAACACAGTCGATTTATATAACCAGAGAAAAAATTCAACAGTATCTGGAACAGGAACCTCAATTGGAAAGGCAAGAATATATTCGTTCTCTTTAACAGATGCAACATATTCAAATGCTGGGACTGAGTGGGATTTATATTTGTTTGATGTTCAAACATATACAGAATTAACTCTAAACCAATCTTTAACCTCAGTTCAATGCCCTGCAACTAGTTTTGTTAAGGGTGCTAGCAGCGGAGCTTCTGGGTATGTTGTAGACGCTGCAGCAGGAAGTTCTGTTATTAAACTTTCTCAAACTTCTGGAACTTTTATTCAGGGAGAAAGTATCATAATCAATGAATCTTCAATTATACCAAGAACGATTAAGTCTATAAAGGCGTATAATATTCAAGATATTAAATCAGTATATCAAGATTCAACGGCAGTATCTTCTGGACTAAAAACAGACTTTGTTGCCGACACTGTTTTATATAATTTTACACCGAATAATTTTTCTATCACAGATAGATTAAGTATCAATAGTGCTGGAATTGCAACTTGCCCTGGAAAGACATTTTTAGGTATTAGAAGCGATTCGATTATTCGATATCAAAAAACTGGATTTACTACAGAAACATTTAACAGAGTTGTTTCCGTTTCTTCTGATGGAAGAACGATGCAATTGGCAAGCGTTCCTACAGTTGCAAATGTTTGTGATGGAGCACTTCCTATCGGAATAACTACAACAGAAGTAACTTTTAGCGTTGGAATTGCAGATATCAAAAATGCAGAAAATGCTTCTCTATATACGCCATTAAATGCTAGAAATATTTCTTCTGTAAATCTTTCTGGATCTAACTTAGTAATTACAACACAAGTGAGAGAAAGAACAACCAATTCTGTTGGTTCGTTGACTCTTAATATTACAGATACAAATGTTACCGATGGATATTTTGAAACTTTTGATGCTGAGAGATATTCAGTTTTCTACATAGACGGAACCGTTCAGCAACTAAGATCAGATCAGGTTACCGTTTCTAGTAATGGTCAACAAGTTGTATTTTCTGGATTAACTCCAAATCAGACTAGCAACGTCACAGTTAATGTAACTATTAGAAAGCAAGTAATTAAAAATAGAACTAAAAATCTAGTAAGAAGCGAAAAACTAACGGTTAATAAATCTTCTTCTGGAATTTCTACAGTTATTAGTGGATTAATCACAAGCAGTTTTTACGGATTAAGGATAGAAGATAAAGAAATTTCTCTCAATTTACCAGATGTGGTAAATGTAATTGCTGTTTATGAATCACTTGACACTTCAGCACCAATATTAGATAAACTGACTTTTGTTTCTGGTTTAAATCTAGATACGGCATCAATTTTAGGTGAAAGAATTATTGGTTCCACAAGTGGAGCAATTGCACAACTAGTAACTAGATCTTCTTCAACCGAAGTAGAATTTGTTTATCTAAACTCTAAGCAATTTGTATCTGGGGAAAATGTAGTATTTGAAGAATCCAAAATTACTTCCAACATCCAAGCAATCACCGCAGGAAGTTATCTTAATATAACGACTAATTATAAGTTAGACAAAGGTCAAAAAGATCAATATTATGATTACTCTAAAATAGTAAGACAAACTAATACAAATGCCCCAACAAAACAATTATTGGTAATCTTTAACTACTATGAGATACCATCTAGTGATCTTGGAGATATTCTAACAGTAAATTCCTATAATTACAATAGATTCTCTTCTGACATTCCAACTTTACCTAGTGGATTAAGAGCAAGTGATACATTAGACTTTAGACCAAGAGTTCAGAGATTTACTTCAACAACCACATCTCCCTTCGATTTCTCCAGTAGAGTATTCACAACTCTTCAAAACTCTCAGGTAGTTTCTCCTGGAGAAAGTTCTTTACTTGGATATAGTTTCTATTTGCCAAGAATAGACAAAGTTGTTCTAAACAAACTAGGACAATTTACTGTCATAAAAGGAACTTCTTCAATTGATCCAAAAACACCTCTAAACGTAGAGGAGGCAATGGATATTGCAACGATTACTCTACCAGCGTATCTTTACAATCCAGATGATGCAAAAATTGTTCTGGTAGATAATAGACGTTATACAATGAGAGATATTGGAAAACTAGAAGATAGAATTGAAAATCTAGAAATTACAACTTCACTATCGTTACTGGAATTAGACACAAAAACGTTACAAATTCAAGATAACTTTGGACTAACTAGATTCAAATCTGGATTTTTTGCCGACGACTTTAAGAATACTGACTTGTTAGATATAACAAATCCAGACCTTAAGTGTGATGTTCAAAATGATGAACTATCTAGCACAGTTGATTATTGGTCAGTCAAACCAAGATTGGGTCTATCACCCAATTTAAATGCTGATACTTCAGATTATTCTCAGAATTTGGCATTACTAGATTCCAATGTAAGAAAAACTGGAGAGTTAATTACTTTAAATTATACTGAAATTGGTTGGTTAGAACAACCAGTTGCAACTGAAGTTGAAAATGTCAATCCATTTAACGTTATAGAATATGTTGGGTTAGTATCTCTTAATCCAAAGTCAGATGAATGGGAAAGAGTAATTAGAATTAGAATAGACGGTGGAACAAGACGTATAGCAACTCCACATGGTCCCAGAAGAGAAGAAACGACCACAGTTACAAATACATTCCAAGAAGATCCTTACGTAAGATCTAGAAATGTTCAGTTCTATGCAACTGGATTAAAACCTTTGACTCAACATTATATTTCGTTGGATAGTATAAGTTCTGTCGATTATGTACCTAAACTTATTGAAATATCAATGGTCTCTGGTTCTTTCAATGTTGGTGAAGATGTTGAAGGGTATGTTTCTTCATTGAAAACTATTGCTTTTAGAACTGCAAGACCAGATCACAAAGTAGGAAATTATTCCTCACCAGATAAAATTTACAATGCAAATCCATATAATAGAACTATCGCTCTTCCCACAGCATATTCTGCTTCTTCAACGATTCTAAACGTTGATACTTTCTCCTTAGCAGAAGAATCAATTGGAAAATATGGTGGTTATATTGAAATTGGCACTAAGTTAGTAGGAAAAACAAGTGGAGCTGTTGCTACAGTATCAAATATCAGACTGATATCAGACACCTTTGGTGATATATTAGGAACATTCTTTGTCAGAGATCCAAATACTACACCACCTCCCCTTGTAAGAGTTAGGACTGGTGATAGGGTATTTAAGATTACTGCTAATCCTTCAAATGTTCCTCTTTTACCAGGAGATTTACGTCTTGCTTCAAATGCAGAAGCAGTATATCAAGCAAGGGGGACAATTAGAACTGAAACAACAATAGTTACAACTGTTGAGAGATATGATCCACTTGCACAATCATTTACAGTTGACGAAACTGGTGCATACTTGAGTTCTGTTGATGTTTATTTTGGTTCAAAAGATGAAGTTGAAAAACTACAAGTTCAAGTGAGAACTGTTGAACTTGGAACTCCAACTTTAAATCTTGTTAATGAATTTGCTACTGTAACTTTAGAACCTTCAGACATTACTGTCACTTCTGATGCGTCAATACCAACTAGAATTACCTTCCCATCTCCAATCCATCTTGAACCCAAAAAAGAATATGCCTTGGTATTCTTAGCACCAAGTACTAACAACTATACGCTCTGGATTGCTACAATGGGTAAAAAGAGCATAAATACTGCTTCTTTACCTTCAGCAGAAAGTGTTGTCTATGCTAGACAATATCTGGGCGGAAGTTTGTTTAGATCTCAAAACGGAAGTATTTGGACAGCAAATCAATTCCAAGATCTCAAGTTTAAACTTTATAAGTGCAACTTCACATCAACCTCTGGAGATGTAGTTTTCTACAATCCTCCTTTAAGAGCAGGGGAAAATATTATTCAAGACCTCGTGGATAATCCCATCACTTCTTACCCAAGAAAACTCAAAGTTGGTATTACAACTACCTCCACAATGGGATCTGTATTGACAATTGGTAAAAAGGTAAGTCATGGAACAGTATCGTCACCAGGCACTTATGGGTATGTTGAAAATATTGGTTCCAGAATCAGTGGTTCTGGAAATGGAATTAGTACAACTAACGTAGGAACTGGATATTCCAGTGGTTCTTTTAGTGGAGTTTCTCTATACAACGTTACTGGTAATGGTAGTGGAGCAACCGCATCTATTACTTTCAGCTCTGCTGGTCAAGTTAGTGCAGTTACTATAGGATCAACTGGAAACGGATATGTTGTTGGTGATGTTCTTGGAATTACCACAAGCAATGTTGTTAAAGGAACTGGAGCACAAATTACTGTTTCTACCATAGATGGTATCGATACTCTATATTTGACAGGTGTACAGGGCGAATCATTTACCTCTGGTGAAGATTTAATTGTTTATGATAACTCAACAGCAGTTGCGTGTGCAAATACCGATATAAGAGGATCTTCTAGTGTATATAACAATCTCTATACCGGTAACGTAATTGCGGTTTATCAACCAAATCATGGGATGCATGCTGATAACAACGTTGTAGAAATTAAAGGTGTAGAACCCTCAACCACACCAATCAAGTTAACCGCTAATCTTGGCATAAGTGATACGACTATTTCAGTAGCAAGTACTGCAGCGTTTACAACCTTTGAGGGTATATCAACTTCGAGAGGATATATCAAAGTAAATAATGAAATTATGTTCTATGATGGAATTAATGTTGGATCACTTGGGATTAGTACTAGAGGCGCAGAGGGCACAAGTATAACTCCTCATTATATTAATGACGTAGCATATAAGTATGAATTAAATGGTGTTTCGTTGACAAGAATTAATACTATTCACGATTTACCAAGTACACAAGCACTTAAAGATCTTAGAGACTTTGATGTGTATCATCTTGAGTTGGATAGAACTGACAGAGGTAGTGGAACATCTTTATTGTCATTTACTGAAGAGAAAATTTCTGGAGGTTCCAATGCTTCTGCATCTCAAAACTACCAATTTAATATTATCAGACCTCAGTTAAGTATCTTTACTCCTGGAGAACAAACAACCGTAAGTTCTACAATAGAAACAGTTTCTGGAACAAGTGCTGGTGGTTCTGAAGTATCATTCTTATCCAAAGAACCTGATAATATCACGCTCAATGAAGAAAATGTTTTGGATTCTCCAAGATTAATGTGCTCAGAGAGAAATGAAATTGAAAGACTTTCGTCTGAAAAATCATTTACACTAAGGGTGAAAATGAATAGTGGGGATTCAAATCTTTCTCCAGCGATTAATATTAAAAATGCAAGTATTATCTTAGGAAGAAGTAGAGTTAACAATCCAGTTTTAGACTATGTTTCTGATGGAAGATCTAATCTGTTAGAAGGAGATCCTCATGCATCAGTTTACATTTCTAAGAGAATTGATTTAAAGCAACCAGCAACATCATTGAAACTTTTGGTTTCAGCATATAGATCCGCAGATTCAGATTTTAGAGTTCTCTATAGACTATTCAAATCAGACTCTAGTGAAATTGAACAGTCTTATGAACTTTTCCCTGGATATGATAATTTGACAGATACCGATGGAGATGGTTACGGAGATACTGTAGTTGATTCTTCAAAAAATAGTGGCAGAGCAGATTCTTATGTGAGACCAAGTAATGACAATGAGTTCTTAGAATATCAGTTTACTGCCGATAACTTAGATCAATTCACAGGATTTGCAATTAAAATTGTTATGTCGTCTGCAAATGAAGCAAAACCAGTTGAATTTAGAGACCTTAGAGTCATTGCTCTTGCATAATGATACCCGTAGACGGACACAAAAATCTCTATAGAGACGAAAAAACTGGAGCAATTGTTAATTGTGATACATTCGCATACTCACAATATATTAAAATGAAGGATGATAAAAAGAAACAAAGAGAAGAAATAGACCAACTAAAATCCGATATTGATGAAATTAAGTCCTTACTAAGGGAGATTTTAAATGGATCCAGACAAAATTGAACTTGAAAATTTGAGTAAAAGTTTTGAATATTTTAAATATGCATCCGAAATAGATAACATTGACAATATTGAAGAATTACGCAATATTGCAAAATCTTACTTCAAATTATATCTAAAACAGCAAGAGGTTTTATCCAACTTAGATTCCAAGCCAGTATAAATACATTTTAGAACCTGGTTCATACTTAGATGTCGGAAATAAAGGTCAGAGTAGGCCAACAAAACGCCATTAAAGTTCTTTCATCACTAGCGGGTGCAGGTAGTCTTGCGTTAAGTGAATTAACTGACGTAGATGCTTCAAATTTACAAAATGGAATGGTTTTGGTGTATAACAGCACTACTCAAAAATGGACAGCGACTCTACAGTTAACCCCTACTAATACTCAAAACTTAGTTGTTGAGGGGGGGACATTCTAAGATATGGCAAGTATAATTAAAATTAAAAGGTCTACAGGGACCTCTTTACCTACATCACTAGCCTGGGGCGAACTTGCTTACATAACTGGTATTGGAAGTTATGGGGGCACTCTTCAATACAAGGATAGAATATTTGTTGGAGATGATTCTGGAACCATTATTCCAGTAGGTGGATATTATTATGCTTCTATGATGGAGCATACTCCCGGCGCAGTTGCAAATGTAAGCAATTCTAGAAATTATGATAGTGGAGTTGTAGCAGTATTAGCACCCGAAACAAATACAAGCGATAACTCAACATCACTAAAAGTAGATCAATGGAACGTAGATAATCTTAGATTAGATTCTAATACATTATCTTCAACCAATACTGATGGAAATATTATTTTAGATCCTACGGGAATTGGAAGCGTTAGGGTAGTAGATGATACTTATTTAAATTTTGGTAATGATAATGACGTAGCAATGCGTTATGATGAAGCAACAGACAATAGATTTGAAATTGAAGGTGCGGACTGGTATTTTGAAAATGGTGTCTCAATTGTAATTGGAGACACAACAAACTCAAATACTAAAGACACTGGTGCTCTTGTAGTTGAAGGTGGAGTTGGAATTGAAAAAAATCTTTCAATTGGTGGAAATCTTTCTGTAAGTGGAATTACAACTTTTGATGATATTAAAATTGAAAATAATGTAATATCAACTCTTCCAGGAACCACAACACTTTATCTTGATCCATACACAGATGGTTTAAGTAACGAAGGGACAGTTGTCATTAAGGGTAATCTTCAAGTTGACGGAACAACAACATCAGTAAACTCACTTACTGTAGATATAAATGATCCAATTATTATACTTGGAGATGTAACGAGTAATAGAACAGTAATGACAACAGTTGTTACTGGTGTTAGCACAATTCGTTTAGATTCTGTTGTAGGAATTAATACCGGTGATGTTGTTAGTGGTAACGCATCTTTATCTGGTTCTGGAATCAATACTATAACTGCGTATGATACCACCAACAAAATTATTACACTAACAAATGCTGTTATTGGTGGAATTTCAACAACTAGTCAGTTAGTAATTACTCATGCATTTGATACCAATACCGATCGTGGAATTGGATTTAATTATAATACAAGTAGTGGTACGGCAAATAACAAAACTGGATTTTTCGGATATATTGACGGCACAAATGTAGGAAGTTCTGCCACATCAAGATCTTGGACATATATTCCAGATGCTACTATTTCAAATAGTGTTGTCACCGGAACTAGAGGATATTTAGATATTAAAGGAATTTATTACCAGACTGGAGATTTTAATACTCACGGCGTTGTCTATTTTGATGTAGATGGTTTGCAAACATCTACAAATAATCCAGAATCTCCAACAATTACATCAAAACAAGTTTTAACTGCAGTGACCGATGTCAATTTAAACCTAGGTTCTAATGTAACTATTGCCGTTGGAGATGTTATCAAACAAGATACATCTAATGCATATGGCGTTGTCAAAGTTGCGGGAACAACTTCAACAATACAACTAACTGGAGTAGAAGGAACTTTTACTAATACTTATAATTTAAGAAAAGAAGGTGCAGATGGTGCAGTTTCAAATCTTTTCGAAATTCCAACATCAATAACTAATATACATACTAACAGACCTACTTGGACTGCAACTCTAGATGGGGGACACTATTAAATGAATATCCCCAGTGAAGAGGTTGATATTAACTTTTTGATTAGATCTTATCATAGAAAAATATCCGATTTGTCCAATCAGGTTATTCTTTTGGAGGCAACAGTTCAAACACTTCGAAATGAAATAGAAAAATTGAATAAATCTTCAGATAAAGATTTCAAGGAAGCGTAAAATGTCCAAACCATCTACTAGACAAGAACTTATAGATTATTGCAAAAGGAAACTAGGAGCACCTGTTCTTGAAATTAATGTTGATGACGATCAGATTGACGATTTAGTAGACGACGCTATACAATATTTTCAGGAAAGACACTTTGATGGTGTCGAAAGAATGTATCTAAAATATGAAATTAGTCAAGCAGATATTGATAGGGGAAGAGGAAGGGAAACAAACGGAGTTGGTGTTGTAACTACTACAGCAACTTCTACAAATATTAGCGGATATGGATCAATAACATCTAATTTTTATGAATCATCTAATTTCATTCAAGTTCCAGATTCAGTAATTGGTATTGAAAAAATATTTAAGTTTGATACAAGTTCAATATCAGGTGGTTTGTTTAGCATCAAATATCAGTTATTTTTAAATGATTTATATTATTTCAACTCGGTTGAACTTCTTCAATATTCAATGACTAAAAGTTATCTGGAAGATATTGACTTTTTACTAACTACTGATAAACAAGTAAGATTTAACAAAAGACAAGATAGATTATATTTGGACATTGATTGGGGATCACAATCGGTTGGAAATTTTATAGTAATTGATTGTTATAGAGCACTAGATCCAGGATCTTTTAGTCAAATTTATAATGATAGTTTTTTAAAGCAATATTTAACTTCTTTAATCAAAAAGCAATGGGGTCAAAATCTAATTAAGTTTAGAGGAGTCAAGTTGCCTGGGGGAATTGAGTTAAATGGTAGAGAAATATATGAAGATGCTGTTAGAGAACTTGATACTTTAAAGCAGAGAATGGCATCAGAGCACGAATTACCTCCTTACGACTTTATTGGATAATGGCTCTTAATCCCTTTTTCTTACAAGGTTCTTCTTCAGAACAGAGACTCGTTCAATCTTTGATTAACGAGCAGTTGAGAATGTATGGTGTCGATGTAATCTACATTCCAAGAAAATTTGTCAATAAAAAAACTGTCATACAGGAAATACAATCATCAAGATTTGATGATAATTATGCCATAGAAGCATATATCAATACTTATGATGGTTACGGGGGAGCAGGAGATATCCTTACCAAATTTGGCATGAGTTTAAGAGATGAATTATTAATTACAATATCAAAAGAAAGATTTGAAGACTTTATATCTCCATTTTTGATGGGTAGTGATACTGATGAAATTGAATTGTCATCTAGACCAAGAGAAGGGGACTTAATTTATTTTCCACTTGGTCAAAGATTATTTGAAGTAAAATTTGTAGAGCATGAACAACCTTTTTATCAATTAGGAAAACTTTATGTCTATGAATTAAAGTGTGAACTCTTTGAATATGAAGATGAAGTTCTTGATACTGGAATTGAAGAAGTTGATAGGGAACTTGAGGAAATTGGATTTATTACTACACTTAAAATGGTAAGTTTAGGTTCAACTGCCACGGCAAATGCCATTGTTCGTACTGGATATGTAAGACAAATTTTCTTAAATAATGATGGATATGATTATACTACAGCACCTGTAGTGGCAATTGGAACTGCTCCACCAGGTATTGGACATACAGATGCAACGGCAGTTGCAATAACTACAACAAAAGGTGGAGTTTCATCAGTACAAAGAATTTTATTTTCCAATGCCGGAATTGGATATTCTGGAACAGAACCAACCATTAGTTTTATCAGTCATGTAGTTGGTAGTGGTGCTACAGCGGTTACAATTGGTGCTGGAGCAGCTGCCACTTGTTCGATTGAATCACAAAGTTATGGTGTTATAAGCATCGTGGTGAATGAAGGTGGAACAGGATACTCTACAAATCCAGTCATAACTATCGCTGGTCCAATAGGTTCTGGTTCTACAGCACGTGCAGAAACAAGAATTAACTCTTCTGGTGCGGTTTCTTCAATACTCATAATTGATCCAGGTTCTGGATATGATCTCAATAGTCCTCCATCAATTACTATTTCTAATCCAGAAACATTATCTGGAATTGGAACGTATCAATTTAATGAAATTATTGTCGGTGAAAGATCTAAACTTAGAGCAAGAGTTAAATCTTGGGATTCTGATGATGGAACTCTAAAAGTTTCATTCGTTGGTGCTTCCTCTACTCAACCGACATTTTATCCAGGAGAAACTATTATTGGTCAAGAATCTGGTGCAACTTTCTCTGTTAAGTCTTATAATGACAATGATATTTACGATAAATATAGTCAAAATGATGAAATTGAAGAGGAAGCAGACCTTATTCTAGATTTTTCAGAATCGAATCCATTTGGTACTTATTAATGTTAGGGACTTATTACTATCACGAGATTATTAGAAAAACCATTATTGGTTTTGGAACGTTATTTAATCAGATAAACATCAGGCATCAAGATTCTGATGATACTACAGTTATCAGTGATATGAGAGTTCCTCTTGCTTATGGTCCCGTTCAAAAATTTCTTGCAAGAATTAGGCAACAACCAGAATTAAACAAACCTGTTCAAATAACTTTACCTAGAATGTCATTTGAAATGACATCAATACAATATGATGCAACAAGAAAAGCAAGTTTAACACAAACGTTTAAAGCTTCGAATGGCACAAATCTTAAAAAGGTTTTTATGCCAGTGCCATATAATATTGGGTTTGATTTAAATATTATGGTAAAATTAAATGATGACGGACTTCAAATAATTGAACAAATTCTACCATATTTCCAACCAGCATTCAACATCACAATTAATCTCATAGATTCAATTGGTGAAAAAAGAGATATACCAATTGTTTTAGAAAGTATTAATTTTCAAGACGATTATGAAGGAGATTTTTCTACAAGAAGAGTTTTAATCTATACTTTAAGATTTAACGCAAAAACATATCTTTTTGGACCTATTGCAGAAAGCTCAGAGGGTCTTATCAAAAAAGTTCAAGTCGATACATATACTGGAGATACTGTTAATACTTCTAGACGTGAAATGAGATACATTGTAACTCCTAGGGCTAAGAGGGATTATAGTAACGATAATACATCTGTGCTAACAGATGGTATTTCTACCAGCGATGTCCTGATTCCTGTTGTTAGCAGTGCTGATTTTAGTATAGGTGATAGAATTATCATTGGTAATGAAATAATGTATGTGAAAGATAAACCAAATGCAACTCAGTTGTATGTTGAACGTGGTTATGAAAATACTACAATAATTGAACATCTAGTAAATAGTAGTATTGATAAGTTGACTGCTGCAGATGATCAATTAGTTGAAGCAGATGATGATTTTGGATTCAACGAAAGTTGGACTTATCTAGGAGATTCTAAAGAGTACAGTCCAACACGCAAAATTGATTTTTAATAGGTAATTTTATGTCTGATTACAGTAGTATCGATAAAGCATTAAATATTGAAAGTGAAATAGTAAATGTTGAAAAAAATAATGATATTGAGATCATCTCAAAAGGAAATGATATCAAAAAAGATTATGAATATACACGAGCAAATCTTTATTCTTTAATTGAAAAAGGTCAGGAAGCAATTAACGGAATTATGGAACTCGCTGGAGAGGGTGGAAGTCCAAGAGCGTATGAAGTTGCAGGTCAATTAATTAAAAGTGTTGGTGATGTAACTGATAAACTGATAGATTTGCAAAAAAAATTAAAAGACGTAGAGGAAGAGTCTGTTAAAACAACTAATAATGTGACCAATAATGCAGTTTTTGTTGGTTCTACGTCAGAACTTTCTAAACTACTCAAACAAGGTTTTCTAAATAATAAAGAGTAGGTTTTTGTATAGATGAGTTGGTCTAAAGATTATAAAAAATCAATAGACTGTGACAACCCAAAAGGGTTTTCACAAAAAGCTCATTGTGCTGCTCGCAAAAAAAGGTCAAGGGGACAAGAGACTCAATCTAAATCTCCCTTTAGTGAAGGCACTCTCCATCACTGGTTCAAAGGTTCAAAATCAAAAGGTGGAAAACCTGGTTGGGTTCAAGCAGATGGTTCACCTTGTGCAAATGAACCTGGTGAGACTAAAACACCAAAATGTTTTAGTAGTGGAAGATTAAAAGCGTTAAAGAAAAAAGGAAAAAAGGGAGAGGCACTGATTCGCTCAGCAGTTCGCCGCAAAAGACAAAAAGATAAGAGTCAACAAGCAAAATCTGGTGCAGCAAGTCCAACCAATGTTGCAACTTTTGCAAAAGGTAAAAAGGATCCAAATTACATAAAGGCAGAACCAGGTATTAAGGAACAAATGGAACTGAACGAAGCAAAGAAAGATAAACCTGGAAAAGGTAGTGGGACAAAAGATGCCTGCTACCATAAGGTTAAAGCAAGATACGATGTTTGGCCAAGTGCATATGCGTCAGGAGCACTCGTCAAATGTCGCAAGGTAGGCGCTGATAATTGGGGAACTAAAACGGAAGAAACAACAGCAGCTCTCAGTTATGATTGGAATACTCCAATTCGTGAAAGACCTGATAGATATTGCCCAAAATGTGAAAAACTTGAATTGAGAAGTGAATGTAGATATGGACCAAAATATTGGGATATGTATTCTTTACCTGCAGAGATAGTTACAAACAAAAATGATTACAAAACAACAATGCCATATCCTGGACCAGAAGTAACATCTTCTTCACCATTGTTAACCGTAAATCAAATGAAATATAATTCAACCAGACCACACCCAGCAAACGAAGAGAAAGACCATGAGTATTCAATGGCTCGTTCTGAACTCTCTACTATAATTTCAGCAGCAAAAAGACTGAAGAAAAAAATGAAAGGTGAAGGTAGTATTGAAGCTTGGGTCCAATCTAAAATTACCAAAGCAGCAGATTACATTGATACTGCCGCAGATTATGTCGAAAGTGGTGAGCACAATGTTGAAGAGGCAGCAAAGAAATGTTGGCCAGGTTATGAGAAAAAAGGAACTCAAAAACTATTTGGAAAAACATATAATCGTTGTGTTAAAAAAGAGCAGTTCTCTAATTGGAGGGAAGAGATACTAGAACAAATTGGTATTGACGCAACAGAATATGGTGGACCAGATCAACTTCTTCGAAAAATAATAAAAGACAATCCAAAATATGGAGGTGGAAAAGTTATTCCCTCTACACCATCCAAAAGTGCAAATTTACAAAAAGAAGACTGGCAAAAAGTCAATCGTCAAGATAAAACTGATGGATTAAGTCAGAAGGCAGTAGATGCTTATCGTCGTGAAAATCCAGGTTCAAAACTTCAGACTGCTGTAACCGAAAAGAAACCAACCGGAAAAAGAGCAAAGCGTCGTGCTAATTTCTGCCGTCGTATGAAAGGGATGAAATCAAAACTAACTTCTGCAAAAACTGCAAGAGACCCAGATTCAAGAATCAACAAAGCATTACGTCGTTGGAAC